CTCACTGGGGCGATGGCTTCATTTGGCATTGAGCGCAAGAACAATGGTGGTGGCAATAAGAAGCCGAATATCATTGACAACAAAGATTCCAAAGCTGGCATCAAATGACCCGCACACTTTTGGTATTGGGCATCACTTTGCTGGCTGCCCCTGCCCATGCTGACATCACCCACCGGCTGACCCAATCAGCTCAGATCAGCATCGATCAGGCTTACAGCTCAGCCAAGCGCATCGGCAGCACTTACAGCGCCTCAGGAACGAACGTAACCCCATCCGTCACAAGTGGAGGCAGCACGACAAGCGGAGCGATTGGTGGCCTGAACCTTGGCAGCCTGACCAGTGGCGTTCCAGCCATGATCGACACTGACTACGCAGTGACAACCGCCGGTTCGGCTTTCTCGTTTACTGAGTCGGCATTGATAGGTGACACGATCAGCTCAGCCACTGAGGTGACTACCACCACCGGCAATGTTGACGACCTCCCGACCTACGGCGAAGTCGTAACGGGCTCGGGCGGCGTGAAAAGCAATCTGGCGGCGACAGCTCTTTCAAGCGGAATCATGACCGTGACGGCAGGCGGAGCAGGCACAAGTGCGATCCTCAGCAACAAAATGGAGATTGAAATTGACTAGGGCTTGGCTGCTGCTTTTGCTGCTGCCTAGCTCAGCAATGGCAGCACCAATCGTTCCCCAGTTCACTCAGGGCCAGTTAAATAGCAGGGTCGAGTCAACAACAGTCATCCAAGAATCCATAACCAGCTACAACTACCGCACTGGATATTCTTATTCTGCGGCTGGCCATAATGTTGAACCCGTAGGCGATGTGCCTATCTCGCCAGAAGCAACCGTCACGAACAATCAAACCGTCGGCGGTGTCAACTTTTCTTGGACTAGCCCAAACCTTGAAACCAAACCCCAATGGCAAGTCGTCAACCCTGGCGCAAGTTGGAGCATCACAGAGTCATTCATGGCACCGGGCCTCGATGCAGTGACGCAGGTTCAAAGGACTATCACTACAGAGACGGTGCAGGAAAGTACGTCGGTGTTCTCGCAGTAATTGCTGCGCTCGGCAGCCCTGCCTGTGCAAACACGACAGTTGCAAATCCATCCAGTACGTCTACTGGCTCAGTGGTCAACAATGCGTATCAGATGATGACGGGGCCGCATCCAATTTACCGGATGTCACAGGGGATTCAGTGCCCAGGGCCAACGCTAACCGTGTCGCCTTTTGTGACCGGCAGCAGAAACTTCGATCTGCCGTTTGAGTCAGTAACCCGCACGCCTGTTTATTCAACAGCAGATAGTAATGACGATGGCGAGCCTGATTCTCCAGGCAAGGTGCTCTACTACTCAGAGTTGCCACGATTCGAGAAGGATCGGCGCTCTCTGAACTACGGCATCACGGCCACCTTTTCTGTGCCGTTGGATCGTGGCTTGGCCGATCAATGCAAACGAGCTGTCAACACAAACATCAAGCTGCAAGAGCAGTTGCTGGCCACCAAGCGACTAGAACATGAGCTTTTTCGCGCTGCTAAATGCGGTGAGCTTGCCAAAGCGGGAGTGAAATTTACGGGGCAAATGTCCGTTGTCTGCAGCGACCTGATTGTCACAGTGCCCCCGGTCAAGATGGTGCCCCACACCCACGCTATTTCCGCGCCTTCCGCTGCGCCTGCTTCCTCAGGAAAGTAGAGGGCCGCGCCTCTTTCTTACGGGTCACAATCTCCTTCGCCTTGGTCAGCAGCTTTTTCACCACGGGCTTGATAATCCGCACCAAGAATGGCGTGCTTAGCGCGGCGGTGGTTGCAACAACAGCGATGCCTGCGGTCTGCGCTGCCTCGTAGGGCGACGGGATTGCCTTGACCAGCTGCTCCGTCACAGGAACGTTGCGGTAAACCTCTTTGCAAACGCCATCGACCAGTTCGTAAGACTCCAGGATCTTGCGGCCATTGGGTGACAGCGTGCCCACCTCTGTCGCATCTGCTGGAGGACACTTCACCTTTGGCGGTTCCTCGTCTTTTGGCGGTGGTGGTTTTGGGTCAGCCTTTTGCTGTGCTGGTGGCTCCTCTTGCTCTTGGTTCTGTGTCGGCGTCGGCTCAATGATCTGCAGCTTGCGCGGGTTCCAATCGAGCGGAACGTAACTAGGCATCTCACCCTCAGGGCAAGAGATGCCGACACCATTCGGGTCATCCCGCAGCAGGGATGGATTCAAGTGTGCGTCTCTGTGAACCCTGGCACAACCTGGCTTTTGATATATCGGACGCGGCGCTAAGTTCTGCGTGACTGGCGGTGGAAAAACATGCGGCTCAGGGATGGGCCGTATCTCAATCGTCGGGATCTCAATATCAGGAATGTCCGGCATGAAATCAGGCGATCGCTTCGTAGCGGGTCAGCTTTGGATTGAGAGGAACCGCAGAAGAGAAGGGCCGCCCATTGTTTACACCGTAATGTCTGGAACCAGCGCCAGGCCGTTTACAGATACAAAGGCCATTTTGAAGTGGGTCAAGTGGCCAAAAGGCACGCCAACTGGGGACGCTTTGCGTGAATGGCTAGCTTCGTTTGAGCAGAAACAAGAGGCAACCGCGCCAGAAGCGGACTTTGCTGAACGGATCAAGGCGGAAGGCTTCGGGCCTGAAGCTCATGACCCAGAAGATCCCGTAGCCGGGACAAAGATGATTACTTGAAGGGAATCGCAGGCCCCGTCGCTTTAGGCATCTCAGGAATTTCAGGGACGGGCACTTGGTCAAGGATCGTTTTTGTCAGCTCTAGCTTCAGCTCGCTGGCATAGTTCTTGACCATTGATGGAACGCGCGTGTAAGCCATCACGCCAATGACAGCCAGCGTCGTTGAAATAGTGAAGCCGAGAACACCCAGCAAGTTGTAGACCTTTTGCATAGTTGTTTAGTCAACAAAAAGCCCCCGCGCTCTGCACAAGTACGGGGGCTCCCTGCTGTCTGTGTGAGGAGACAGTTAGGTTCTAGCAGTGATCAGAAACGACCGCCAACCTTGATGTTGCCGGTGGTTTCAGTGTCGCCGGTAGAGAACGAAACCTCGGTGTAGATAGGGCCACCGCTGATGCCAGCTTTTCCTGAGAGTTCAATCTCAGAATCGCCGGTGTCAGGCGTCACGAGGCTAGGCCCCATTTGTGCATAGGCACCGTTCTTGAACTCGTAACCAACATGCAGGTCGGTGACAGCACCACCCACGCCGGTTTCAGTGCCGACGCCAATGTTGATCTCAGGATTCACGTAGAAACCCTGATCTGCGATTGCAGGAGATCCCAGCGCAGCACCCGCAATAGCGACGGCACCACTCACAAGAAGAGTTTTGAGCATGAGAAAAACTATCTTTTGCCTTGGCCACGGTACTTCTTTCGTCCCTTTTTTGGGCGGGAGTGTTGACCATTTCCTTGCGTGGTCCGTTTTGGTTTACCAACAACGAAGACATCCCCGTTAAGTGACTTGGCCATCAGTAGCCGTCAGTTGACTGCAAGTTTTGATATTTAAGAGCCAAGCCGGTGAAAAGACCGTGCTGGGGATGGCTGATCATGTCGCGGCCATCGAGGAAGAACAACTCCTCAAGCCACAGCGTTCTTGCTTTTTGAGCAGCTACATCTGTCGCGCCGTAGCTGGCGGTCATCATCGGGTCAGGTCGTTGCATCAGCTAGAGGCCATCAGGCCATGAGCACTCGCGAAGGCTAGGAGAGCTTCGACCTTTGCTTCAAGCTCGACGCAATACTCAAGCAACTCAGCATTGGTCGGTGACGCCGCGTTGTTGATCGTGACGGTGCCGTTTGCTGTGGGCAGCGTGCCACTGGTTGCCGTCGTCGTGATGTCAGCAACGTGCGCGGACTGAGCCGCAGCCGTCGCGCCAAAGAACCCGATATTCGCCCCGCTGACCTCAAGCTGCGTGGAAAGCGTGCCAGCCTTCTCAACCTTGAACTTCAGAGCGCCGTCTTCTGACTCGTCGGTAGCGTCGACAATGCTGCCCTCAATCGCGCAGTAATTCAGCTCTTCCGGCGTGCTGTTGTCGTTCTTGCCCCGAAAGAACACGGTGCTCAGAACGTCGTTGTCTAGGCCAGCGCCAGATGCTCCACGACGATGGAACAGAACGATGTCACCACCAGAACCTGCATCGTTAGCCGTACATTCCGACTGGATCTGCGTGCCTGTTGAGCTTGTCGTCAGATGCAGCGGCTTGGTCGGCGTGGTTTCGCCGATGCCGATGAACGAGCCATACAGACGCAAGCGGCTAGCAGTCGTGCCGCCTGAGGCCGTCATCAGATCAAGGACACCATCCTCAGCGCCGTCGGTGACGGTCTGGATCTGTGCGCTGACCTGGGCGTAGGCGTGCGTTGTGCCGCCGGAGTTCTCACCACGAAACTCAAGGTTGCCGAGGTTGTCGCTAGCGGCAGGTGATGCGCTGTTGCGATACAGCACCAAGTCCGGCGCAGTATCTAGGCCAGCATCGCTGTTCTCAATGATGACCTGATCGGTCGTGTCACTGCCAAAGATGTGCAGCTGCGCCGCTGCCGTACCAGCACCAACCTGAAAACCTGAGGTCGTGAACTTGGCGTTGAACGCTGAGTTGTTGCTGATCGCGATTTCGTTCGCCGCCGTTCGGTAGATGCCAGACGTGGCGTTATCGCTGGCAAAGCCGATCGACGGAGCACCAACCGTGCCATCAGGCAAGGCGCGGAACATCGTCCCGTAGGTGATCTTTTTGTTCTTGTCGGCGTTGTCAGCCTCTGAGATGTCAACGACGGGGAACAGATCCCCAGACGCAGGAGCAGTTAGCTCGGTCAGAGCTGAGATTTTGCGATCAGCCAAGGGAATTACCAGCTAGAAGGTTTGCCAGACGCCTGAGTCGGCGTGATCTGCTCAACGATGCGTGCAGCCAGTGCATCTTGAATCTCAGTGACCTTTTCAGCGCCACCAAGTTTCGCCTGCACAGCAGCCAAAATGTCAGCCTCAGTCAGATCTTCAAAATCGGCCAGCTTTTTGGGACGATCGAGGCCAATGCTGCCGTAAGCGCCTGAGTTGTAAGGGTTGCCTTCAGAATCAACCTGGTCGCTAATTGCGGTCACGGTGTAATGAGCCGTGTGAGCAAATCCGTCGCTGAGGTCACGATTGAGATCAGCGATTTTCCAGACGTAGGTGTTAGCCATGATGGAGTGAAATCAGAGAAAGTTTACTTAGCCAGCCTCTAGGGTGGCAACTTTGGTTTCTAGGGTTTCAATCTTGGCGATTGCCTCCTTCAATGCAGCAGTGAGCAGTGGAACAAGCTTGGATTGATCAATCCCTTGCATCACGGCGTTGCCGTCATCATCAACTTCGTTGTGCGTTCCAGTGACTGCTTCAGGCACCACAGCTTGTGCTTCGTGTGCGATAAATCCGTCAACCGTTGCGGTGTCATCAGCGATAAAGTTGAACCGTTTTGGCGCAAGCTGTTTGACACGAGTTATCGCGCCATCAAGGTCAACAACGTTTTCTTTTAGGCGGTAGTCAGAAGACGTTGAGTATGTTGTCGTAGATCCACTTGTTGAAATTGATCCAACAATTCCATTGCCGTTGTAAAAAAGAAAATGGTTGTAAGCAGTTGTTGACGAACCAGAGCTGCTTGTGTTTCCACTAGTAGTTCCGGTAATTAAAAATCCTTGGACAGACGCACTCGGAAGACTTGTGCAGTTAAACAAAACGTTTCCACCACTCGTAATCCGCATACGCTCGGTCGGCGAATCAGCACCAGTAAAAAACTGCATTGTGGCGTTATGACTAGAATTACCACTAAATGCTTTTAACTTAAAGGCATCACCTGATGCTTCAAGTGACCCGAAACGAGGATTACTTCCAGATTGAGTTAGTTTTACAACACCCGATCTGTCGATTCGCATCCGCTCTGTTAATGCACCACTGGTCTCAGCCCTGGTGTCAAATTTCAAGTAACCACCGTCACCAGTTCCGCTGCCTTGGAATGCACCTACGATTCTCGCAAGACCGTTATTGCTTGTTGTGCCAGTAAAAACTAAACCTGCTCCAACATCAGCGCCAACTGCTTGAGCATTATTTAGCCATTGAACTTCTTGTATTCCAGAGCCAGTGCTGGAAACTTGGAGTCTTTGTGAGGGCGACGAAACTCCAATGCCCACATTGCCTGAGCTATCGATACGCATCCGCTCGCTGGTATTTGCTACGTCATAAAATGCAAGCGGAGTTGATGCAGATGCTCCATATTCAATGTAATTTGTAAAACTTGATGGCGCATCAAGTGTGAGAATAGCGTTCGCAGTTCCAGTTCCAGTAATTCGAATTCTTTGCGTACCAGAGCCTGAAACATGCAACGCAGTTGCAGGTGACGCCGTTCCAATGCCAACGTTGCCGCCGTCAGGTTGCAAGGAAAGATCATCATTAACGCCAGCGTTTGTGGAAACTTGGATCGCCATGTGATCCCGGCTTGAACCGCTCTTAATCACAAGAGATTGGTCACCGCTGCCCGAACCAGTAGTAAAACGTCCGTAAGTTTCTGTGCCTGTGCTTGTACCTTCAACGTGAATAAACCCTGTAGGTGACGAAGTCCCCACACCCAAATTTCCATTTGAATCGATTCGTGCTGCCTCGACTGCAGTATTATTTAGAACTGGAGAGAAAGTGATCGCAACATCTTTATTGGCAGTAGATGAAAAGTCTGCAATTTCTTTTACAACAGCAATCTTTGCTCCGTTTGCCCGCAAATCGGGCGTCATTACTAAAGCAGAAGTTTGTGTTGTTGTATTGCCTTGATCAAGGTTGAATAGCTTGATCTCACTGGCAGCACCTGTTTGCGTATCGCGAATATCTAAAACAGAGGTTGGTGTCCCAATACCTACGCCAACGCGATCATTTCCTGCATCGACAAACAACATGTTTGCGTTGCCGTTTGACTCCACGCGGAAGTCAACATCATTGCTGGGGTCATTAAATACAACCTCAGAGCTGCCAATCTCAAGGCGCTCTGCACCGCCAGTGGCAAAGTTAATCTTGTCTGCTGCGCTTCTGAAGAAACCAGTATTGAGGTCAGAGGCAAAGGCAAGGCCAGGAGCCGACACCGTGCCGTCCTCCATCAGCATCGTGCCGTCAAGCTCGAAGATGGTGATCCATGCTGAGTTAGCCGAGTTCCTCAGCTTCAACTGGCCGGTCGTGGTATCTGCCCACCATTGAAATGCGTAAGTGGTGGCTGGCGAAGTTGCGTTGCTGTTATTGCTGACGATCGCAGCAAGGGCATTATTGATGTCTTGACGCACGCTCGCTCCGTCAGCGTTCGCGATGTTGTAGTCGTGAGTTGCCATTGTTAGGAACGCTCAGAGCCGTAGCCGACCGCCTGGAATTGGAAGTTGCGGTCAACAACGGCATTGTCAGTGCCCCTCTTGAACACAATTGTGAATCCAGTCCTAGAGATCGAAGTCACTTCATAGTAATCGCCTGACGCAAGGTTGAAAGCCGTGATGCCAATGCTCGGCGGCGTGTTGTAGAAGACGCCATCTTGGAAAAACGCATTGGTGAATGTCACCGCCTTACCACTAGCCCCCGTTCCAGATGCAATCACAGAGCTGGTTTCTGTCCTTAGCGGCATCTTGGCCGTGAAGCCCAGCTCATCTAGCAACGGTGTTTGGTCAGCGTGATTGCTGCTCAGCTCGCATTTGAACTGGAACAGGCGACCCTGGAAGTGCCCGTTTCGCAGCGGCACCCAGTCCCCGAACACCAAGTTGCTCTCAAGCTGCTGATCGTTGGCGTCTTCTAGCAGCAGCTTGTCGCCGTCTTCCGTCAGCTCGCTTTCTGCCGTGATGCCACTGGTTGAGGCCCGCAGGTAGACCTCCGCATTGACATCATCGGCTTCTAAGCCGTCGAAGTCGGTCCAAAGGTCAATAAGCACGGTGCGCTCGTCTATTTCATTTGCGGGGTAGGTGCCACGCATCACGAGGTGGCGGCTGAACTCGATGTCAAACTGTGCCCCTAAATCCAGCGTGTTGGCGAAGAAATACTCGCCGCTGCTTTTGCGGGTTCCCATAAAATCAACGCTTCCTAAAGGGTCAAAATCAAGAATGTCGTCAATCGTTTGGTCACCACTGATAACCAATGCGTCGTATTCATCTGAGTAAAACGTGTCGTTTCTCTGCCCCTGGAACTCAGGGTTGTCGGTGTCCTCACGATCCTCAAGGATTAACAGGCGCGGCACAGAATCGGTCAGCGTGTGAACAACTGATCCGACTGCTGAGCTTTTCTTGTTCTTATCGTCGACAAACCGGACGAGGTATTCACCCGACAGTTCCGGCAGGATTGCGTAGAACGTGTTGGCTTTGACGACAGTCAACAGCGAGCTGTTCGGCCAAGTGCCGGAGCCGTCAGTTTTTGAGCTGTGGCGGATCTCAGCGTTCAGCCTGTCGCTGGTTGCGCCTAGGCCCTCTTTCGGCACAGACCAAGTAACCATCACCTGATTGGAGCGATGCGGCTCTAGCTGCACTTGCAGCGGATCAGGTGGCAGCTCAACAACTGGGGTTGTGATTTGACCGCCAGACGTTTGGTCTTCTTTTGGGACAACGAACGAACCAGAAACCCATTGCGAGTGCTTGAACGTGCCATCGCGGCCGATTGATCGGATCTGGAACGTGACAGTTGTGCCGGGTTTGACGCCTTCAACCTTCAGCTCATTGGTGGTTTGCCTAACGGTCTCGAAGTTGCCGTCGCCAACTTTGAAGCGAATCTCATAGCCGCTGATGTTGCCGTCATCGTCACGCTTGAACCCCATGAACACGTCGTTGACGACGTTGTTGTTTCGGCGGACCTCTTTAGTCTCAAAAGTGAGACCGCTTGGGGCTGTCGGGATTTTGTCGAACGTCGTAACCGATTGGTACTCCAACGCATCGGCGTTGTCGGCCGTTGCATAGATGCTGTCGTTGTGCTGGACGCCGACGATTGCAAACGTGCCATCGCCGCCATCAGCAACCGAGATACAGCGGAACTTTTGATGGGCAACGGTTGACGATTGGATCGACCAAATCGACTGAGCCAGCGGTGCTGCACTGAACGCAGACGACACCGTTATTACAGCGCCAACAACAGAGCTAATCGTCTTGGTTTCGATCGTGCCGTCGGGCAGCGTTGCGGTGAGAGTGTGAGCCGAACCACCGGGCAGCGTGACACTGATGTCTGCAGTCACCGTCGTTGTGGTTGCTGCGCTGCAACGACCAGCGATGCGTGCGCCTTGCCGCATCTCATCGGCAACAGCAAACACCTGACCAGGCAGAACGATTGCGCCTTGGAGGCCAGTGGAGAACGTGACGGTTTCGCCGTCTAGCTCCTCTGATGCCATCATCCAGCGGCCTAGGCGGTACGCCTGGTTGCGTGACGTGCAACCAAACGCAACGACCTCGCGGACTTGGTAGCCGTACTTGGTGATTAGCGCGGCATCTTCAACAACAACGAAGTTCGGCTTGTAGAAGTTGTCGGGGTCGTTGTATCGAACGCGGATGCTGGTGCTGCGCGTTTTAAGCGATGAACCTGTGTAGTTGAAAACGCCCTCAATGACGTTGCTGTTCGTGTAAAGGTGAACCGGATCAACGGCAGAGCCGTCGAGATTGCCGTGGTCAGCAGCCAGTTGAACGGTGTTGCTGCTCCAGTAGGACATCCCACGGAACACCGAGGCAAGATCCTGCAGCACGTTGTAAGCCGCTGCGCGATCACCGATCAAAACGTTGCAGGCAAAGCGCGGCTCTGTCGTGCCGTCTTGGTTCGTGACCAGTTGGTTGGCGTACTGGATCAGCGGATAAAGATCCGTGTAGCTGATGTTGGAGGTGCTAACGAAATCACCGCAGCCGTAGCGATCGTTGAGCACCATGTCGGCAAAGATGCAGACAGGGCAAGTCGTCCAAGCCGTTCGAGTGCTGCCATCAAATGCAACTTCCTGCGTCAGGTCAAGACTGCCGTCATCGCGCACCGCAGCATTGTGCGGGATTTGGACCAGTCGCCCTTTCACTAAATAGGCACGGCTCGGCAGGTTGCTGAACTGCCGTG